CATGTTAGCTCGTGGCGAACGCTATCGCAATTTCCTAAAGCGGTGTAGCGAAAGATTTCCTCATGTAATTCTTATCATGGGCAATCACGAACACTATCACGGAGACTATGCAGAAACTGCCAGTGTAATTCGAACACTTGTCGATGAATTCTCTAACATTTATTTTTTGGATAAAGAATGGAGAATCATCAACGGTATACTATTCTTCGGTGGTACACTATGGACCGACATGAATAATGAAGATCCAACGACTATGAGAGAAATGTCATACTGTATGAACGATTACAGAGGAGTTCAAAACTCTGCTAAAATGGTTTCATATAAGGTACCGGATATGACTAAAAACGAATCCGATGCGTGGACTTATAAAGAAAGACCTGCTCAATTTAGTCCAGAGGATAGTGTTGAAGATCATAAAGCATTTCTTAAAGCGTTAGATGTTGTACTAGCTAAACATCCTGATTTACCTACTGTAGTAGTAGGACATCACGCACCAAGTAAATCTAGTACGCATCCTCGTTATAAAACAGAAGTTCTTATGAACGGTGCATATAGTACCAACTTAGATGACTTTATTTTAGACCGTAGGCAAATTAAATTATGGACTCATGGTCATACACATGAAGACTTCGACTACATGATTGGTACTACTCGCATTGTTTGTAATCCCCGTGGGTACGATGGTTACGAAGAACGTGCAAATAATTTTAAATTAAAATATGTGGAGGTTAACAAATGAGAAAGCAATTAATAAAAGCAGCAAAAGCACACTTCGAAAGTCATATTGAAAAACACAAAATGAATGTAGAAGTAATGCTTAACAATCCTATTGCCATACATGATCATACAGATTGGATGTCAGCTATGGAAAATGAAATCGCACACATTGCCGAATACGAAGATAAGTTAGAAGTTTTAGTTAAACATTTCGGAGCCTAATGTGTTAGATTGTCTAATATTAGGGGATAGTATTGCTAAAGGCATAAGCGATATAAGAAAAGAATGTGTCGCTTATGTTCAAAGCGGTATTAACAGTCGAGATTGGAATGATCGATTTGTAAAGCAGATCAGACCAGCTAAAGCTACAATAATCAGTTTAGGTAGCAACGATTATAAACATCTTAACACTGAAATAGAATTAGTAGCGTTAAGATCATTTGTAAATTCAGATTATATATTTTGGATAGTGCCTGCAATCAAACCTGAAAAACAAGAGATAGTTAGAAAAATAGCAAGACATTTTGGAGACACATTTGTTACTATTCCAGAATTATCCAAAGATAATGTGCATCCTACATACAATGGATATAAACAATTAGGTGCACTCACAAAAGCAACAGGAAAATAAATGGAAAATATCACATCTATAGAACAAGCAGTAGACATCACAGCCGAAAATTTAAAAAATTTATTACTTCACTTAGTCAACGAAATTAAAAGACTAGAAACAGAAAATGCAGAACTTAGACGAGCAGCTGAACCAGAACAATACGACAACTGAAGAAAAGATTCCTCATGTATTCCTTTTTATGTGGGATATATACGGACTTGAATTTTGTCAAGATGTTACTAAAGTAGAAAAACGTAATATGATGAAAGCTCTAAAGAATGAACAATTAGAGCGTCCATTTAATCTTAATGCTTTATTGTTAAGAGCAAGATTTAATACTCAACGTAATTACGAAATATACACAATGACAGTGGAGCAAGGAATTACAGAAGAAGATGTTATTGAATGGTTTAACTCTGATCCTCAAAATGCTGTAGATCAAATTAGAGCTCGTGGGCGTCGACTATATGGAGAACCTGCACGAGTAGAACCCGTTATCAAATAAAGGAAACTTATGCCGCACTTAGTACCAATGGTGGTTGAACAAGAAGCACGAGGAGAACGTGCCTATGACATTTACAGTCGTCTATTAAAAGATCGGATCGTTATTCTCGATACTGATGTAAATGAACATAGTGCCAGTTTGATTGTTGCTCAACTGTTATTTTTAGAAAGTGAAAACAGTGAAAAGGATATCAACTTTTTTATCAACAGTCCCGGCGGAGTGGTTACTGCTGGCATGGCTATTTACGATACAATGCAGTTCATTCGGCCTGATGTTTCCACAATCGTTATGGGGCAAGCTTGTAGTATGGGCAGTCTCCTTGCTTGTGCTGGTGCTCCTGGTAAACGTAAAATGTTGCCAAATGCAAGACACATGATTCATCAGCCTAGCGGTGGTGCTCGTGGACAAGCAACAGACATGCAGATTCAAGTTGAAGAGATTCTAAAAATGAAGAAGAGCTTAACTGAAATATATGTTAAACATAACAGCAAAGGTAAAACATATGAACAACTACTTGCTGATATGGAACGTGATAAGTTCATGAGTGCCCAAGAAGCACTGGATTATGGGCTAATCGACGAAATTATTACTAAACGATAATATGCGTATATAATTGCATAACATAGTCTGCTATAAATATGTTTAGGAGCAGACTATGGCTTATGCAGCATTTGATTGGTCCGCACTAGATCGGACTAAATTGTACGACATTTTAAACAGCGTAAGAAAACACGTTGTTGGACGTAAGCTATTGATTGAAGATTTACACAAAATTCTAGCTAATCAAATAAGAAAAAATTTACCGGTCAGAGTTAAACTAGTCAGAACTGCTGAACAAGAAAACGGAATAATTTATATTGGTGGTTGCTACTATGGCGACGAAGATGAAGAATTTAATAATCGTTATGTAGAAATAGTGCTAAGTTATTTTGTTTGGGATCAATACTTAACAATCACGCAACATCGTTGGCGTAAAATATGCGAAGTGTTCGCTGACACAGTCTTACATGAAATAATTCATATTCGTCAATATAGAACTAGAGAATGGAAAAATATTCCAGGATATTATAGTTCTGCCCAATCAGCGAACCAGCGTAAAAGTCAAAACTATTATGGGCATCCAGACGAAATTGGTGCTTATGCTTTTAATATAGCCTGCGAACTTTATGACAGATTTAGTAATAATCAAAGCTTATCGATAAAATATCTTAACAGCAATCAAGCAGTTAAACACAAAAATAGTACTTACTTAAGATATTTAAAAACATTTGATATGGATCATAAACATAAAGTTATTAAACGTCTTAAGAAAAAAGTAATATATTATCTTCCTTACGCCAAACTTGGTAAACCATTTAAGACTTCGAACTACTTGACCTATTAATAAGTTTCATGTATAATTAGGACATTATCAATTCAAAGTTTAATATCATGTACGATCCTTGTGATGCAGTTATACGTAGTTTAGAAATTCATAGCAGTCGTTTGGACAAAGAAGCTATTATACTGGCACAAGCCGAAGCCAAAAATGACACATTTTTCAAAGGTGTGCGTTTAGCATTAGACCCTATGATCACTTTTGGTGTAAAGAAAGTTCCTACACATAGCGGACCAGATGGTCAAGGACTTCCTTGGGAAGTATTCGAAGATCTTGCAGACAAATTAAACAAGAGAGAACTAACCGGACACGATGCTCGTGATGCTATCGAGTTATGTTTAACTATTGCTAAAAAAGATGAATGGAACGATTGGTATCGACGTATTCTAATTAAAGATTTACGTTGTGGTGTTAGTGATAAAACTATTAATAAAGTTGTAGAGAAAAAATATGCAAATTACACTGTACCTACTTTCAGCTGCCAGCTTGCTCACGATAGTGCTAATCATGAAGGAAAACTTCACGGTGAAAAACTGGTGGAAGTCAAGCTGGATGGCGTGCGTGTTATTACTGTTGTTTGGCCAGATGGTCGTGTTCTTCAGTTTAGCCGGAATGGTAAAGAGCTTGTAAACTTTCCGGTTATTAAAGAACAGATGTCTCAAACAGCAGGACACTACAGTGTTCCAATGGTATTTGATGGTGAAGTAATGAGTAATAGTTTTCAGGATCTTATGAAACAAGTGCATCGAAAGAGTGATGTACAAAGTGACGATGCTGTATTACATTTGTTTGATATATTGCCGCTAGAAGACTTTGAAGCTGGACAATATGAATCACCCCAACAACTTCGTAGTCAAACTTTATTAGGTTGGTATAACACTAATCGACAACACCTGAATAATGTAGAAATTTTAAGTCATGAACTGATCGACTTAGATACTGAAGAAGGTCAAGCAAAATTTAAAGAGATTAATCAGCGAGCGATTGCTGGAGGATATGAAGGCATCATGATTAAAGATCCTGATGCTATCTATGAGTGCAAAAGAACTGTAAGTTGGTTAAAACTTAAACCATTTATTGAAGTTACATTGGAGGTGAAAGATGTTGAAGAAGGTACTGGTAGGAATGTTGGACGCCTTGGGGCATTGGTCTGCGAGGGTGATGATGACTCTAGGCACATCAGGGTTAACGTTGGTTCCGGCTTTAGCGACTCTGATCGCGATACTTTTTGGAATTCACGGAATGCTGTTCTTGGCAAATTGGTTGAAGTAAGAGCAGATGCTATTACACAAAATCAAGACGGCAGTTACAGTCTACGTTTCCCAAGATTTCTCCATTTCAGGGGATTTGTAGATGGAGAAAAGATATAATAATATATCAGGAGATTTAGAATGGAAATTGAACGAGGATCAGTTTGGACTAGTTATGATGGTAGAACTTTTCAAGTAATTACCGAAACACATATAGAAGGACATGACTGGATTCATTATCGTAGAATAGACAGCGAGTACGATGAACCAAAAGAATTCAGTTGCTATAAAGAAAGTTTTTTAAGTAGGTTTACTAAATTACCTACAAATTAAGGAGGGTAGAATGTTTACAACAACATATAGAAGTGCTGTAGAAGTTAATTCAGCAATGATACGTGTATATCAAAATATGATGCTGGCAATCATTGTCAGTATGTGTACTAGCATTGTGGTTAGTAATACTCCAATGCTAATGGCACTATTTTTCGGAACGCCATTGAAATGGCTTGTTATGTTAGCACCAATTATTTTTGTTCTGTTTTTTTCGTTTAAATTAGAGAACTTGAATAAAGGAACTGCTACTATATTACTTTATACTTTTGCTGCTGTTATGGGGCTGAGTATGAGTGCTATATTTGCAATTTATACCAGTGCTAGTATTTTTATGGCATTCTTTAGTTCTGCAATATTGTTTGGTTGTATGACCTTTTATGGTTATTTTACCAAACGTAGTTTAGAAAGTTTTGGACAATTTCTAATCGTAGGATTAATTGCTATCGTCATTGCCAGTATTGTTAATATTTTCATAGGCAGTAATACTATGACTATGGTTATTAGTGCATTGGCTATTTTAATCTTTTTAGGGTTGACTGCTTATGATACTCAACGCATTAGAGAAATGCTAATCTATGATGATTATGGTAATGCTGAAATCGGCGGAGCATTGACTTTGTACCTAGATTTTATTAATATATTCCTAAACTTACTCCAACTGTTTGGAACTAAAAACGAATGAGAAATTATTGGACTTGTAGTAAATTTGCGGATTGGATTCGCGGTACCACAAAAATTAAATGTGGTACAGGCAAAGAGTGGTCCGAATGGGAAAAGGCTGCTAAAGAACGATATCCAATACGCTGGTGGATTGCCGAAGAAGGTCTTGACCATTTGCAAGATATTTGGTGCTGGATTCCAGAACGTATCAATGATATTCGTTATTATGTCAACAACCGCTGGGTTACACAGACTCATGCACTAAAAGCACATCCCCGTGATATTCCCCGCGGTGATTGGCGTGATGTAGGAAATCGTTTCCTTCCTTGCTTAATGAACGAACTTGTAGATTTTGTAGAAATCGAACAAGCTTGGGTGTATTGTGTTTGGGACGATGAAGCACGTAAAAAGTATGATTACCCTTGGTGGCGTCGTTGGTATCGTCAATGGCGTTGTCCAGAAGCAGGCATCGCTTATCTAGAATGGGCTTCAAATTTGACTAACAAAGACTTCATAGAAGAAGGCGAAAAAGAGGTTCCTACTTATCAAGCGATTGCTGCTAAAGAAATACTAGAGATTTATACTTGGTGGAAGGAAGTATATCCAAAACGTCCAGATGCATATGATGCCAGTGGATGGAGTGCTTACTGTGATATGCGTCGTGAAAAAGGATATCATCTTCTGGATATGGAAGATAGAACTGAAGAAGAGGCAGCAATGCGTGATGCAGCTCTAGCCAAAAGCAATGAAATCGAAAAGGCTTATAACGATGAAGACGAATCTATGATGATTCGTCTTATTAAGATTCGTGAAAGTCTTTGGACCTAATAAATAACAGACTAAAGGAGAACGCTATGAAATTAATCACAGCTCTAATTCTTGCTACTGCAATGACCGTTGCAGTAGCAGGCGAAGAAAAGAACGTCAAGGTCGATGGTAAGACTTATGAAGTTCGTGTACCAAAGTCAGCTAAAATTGACTGTAAGGATGCTAAGAACGCAGATAAAACTGAGTGCAAAAAGCAGCCTAAAGAAATGCCAAAAATTGAAAAGCCAGTAGTTCAGGCTCCAAAAGACGAACCAAAAAAGAAGTAATTTTATCAACACAACCCGGATCCCTGAAGTATAGTTCACATCCGGGGTTTTTTAAGAATTAAAATGAACGATTATTCTGCTGTAATATCTGCTATTAATTTTGTTAATAGTGCTTTTTTATTAACTTTGGGATTTATTATCATAGTTGCTGGTTTACTAATTGTAAACAATTTAATTATGAGATTCTATATTTCAATGGGTATAGCTAAATGGCTTCGAAATACCATTATGAATCCTGCAGATCCTCCGAAAGAACCTATTGACAAAAAAGACCCAACTGTGTTATAATTAATCATTATTAACGCACAGGAGTAAGTTGTGGCCAAAGTTAAATCCAAAAAAGTCGTTGTAAAATCTGCAACTTCTAAAACCAAAAAAGATACTAGCCCAAATTGGGAAGGTAGCGAAAGCTGGGATATTGATAAATTCTATGCCCACTTTCATAACAGTTCATTGTACTACAGATCCGAATACGGCGGTAAGGAACTTAAACCTCAAGTTATTAAATGGTTAACGCAAAAAGGCGTGGACAAAAGCATTATAACGTCGTTTAAGCGTACTAAAGACTGGCGTAGTCATCTTACCATGGGTACTATTGCTTCGTGCTTGCTGAAGGGTATGCCCGAGCAGCGAGCTGATTTTAACAACGGTAAGAATACTGCTGAATGGTTGTTAGCAGAAGTGCAAAAAATTATTGACATCGGCGACTATAATGTTGAAGAAGCAGCAGACGATGTTGCTAAAACAACTACAGTTCAGCCTAGCATCCAAGAACGTCTGCGTGAAGTAGCTATGTCAATGACTGAAGATATCGAGTCCGCTATCGAGAGTTGGCAAACGGATCCAGAAGAGTTCGATCCTAAAGCATTTAAAGTTCTTAACTTGCTCAAAGGCAAAGATGCTAAGGCAGCTCATGCTCGTATCATTCGTGACTTTTATGTTAAAAGTCTTGCTGAGTTAGAAGAATTAGCTAGTGGTCAGGCAGACGAACAGTTGCGTGAAGCTTACAGCCATCGTAGCAAAAAACAAATTCGTAAGTTAATTGATTTCTATGCAGAAGTTAATTCAGCATGTACCATGCTCATGCAAGAAAGCAAAGTAAATCGAAAGCCTCGTGCTAAAAAGATTGTACCTGCTGATAAGATTGTAGCTAAACTCAAATACAAGAAATCAGATGAACCACTAAAATTGGTTAGTATTAATCCTGCTGATATTATTGGCTCTAAAGAACTATGGGTTTACAATACCAAAACTCGTAAGTTAGGCAAATATGTTGCAGACACTTATCAAGAACTTAGTGTCAAAGGTGCTAGTATCACTGGTTTTAGTGAAACAGAAAGTATCTGTAAAACTCTACGCAAGCCAGTAGAACAATTGAAAGAATTTAAATCAGCTGGTAAAGTGGCTTTGCGTAAGTTTTTAGATGAAATCAAAGCTACAGATACTAAAATGAATGGCAGAATTAACGAAGAAACTATTCTACTTAAAGTATCTTAAATTACTCCGCCGCCAATAACGCCATTGGCATTAAAAACAGTAACAAGAGCAGTACCGAAATTAGCATCAAGTGTTATCGTTGCACCGCTGTTTTGACCGACAGCGGTGACCCCTACAAAGCTTCCTGCTAAGTTTACATTGATAAACGTTGAAGCAGTTGTACTTGCTGCAATAGTAATATCTTTAGTGGCGGCATTAGTATTTCTTAAATAGAGTCGTACCATTCTTCCTGCGGTCAGATTACTTATGTTAATTGTTCTTGCTGTACCAGATGTACTTTGTACGTAGGCAAAATATGTAGTAGTAGACGCATCAACCGTAGCATCTGTGTCTGTAGTTGTACTAGCATTACCTTGAATAAAACCAGAAAATGTTCCTGTAGGACTATAACTTCCGCCTAGTTCTAAAATTGTATCGGCGGCATCTCTTATAGTTTTTGCTCTATTGGTACTAGTTAATCCAGTAAATGTCAAAAGTCCAGTTTGTCCACTAATAGATAAACTAGCAGCACTGCCTGTAGTATTTTGATTTAATGTAGGTATATCACCTGCTACTATTGATCTAAATGTAGCAGTCGCAGCACCTCCAGTAGTTGGGCCTGCATAAAACGTATTTGCAGTTTGAGTTCCACTTAATCCTGCTGCTGTTCCTGTGGTATTTTGGTTTAATGTAGGAACATCTCCTGCTGCTATAGTATCCCATGCCGGTGCTGCTCCATTAGCACCTGTTCCTGTCATTGTCAAATATTTTTTAGTGCTAGTAGTATTAGGATTCAATAAAGCAGTTGTATCAGTATTACTTTGATACGGAATACTACCTAATAATGTACTGTTATTTCCGCCAATTAGGTTAGTACTTTTAGTAGCTGTAGCAGCATTTCCATCAATACCGACACCTGTTAACGTTTGGCTTCCACTAGGTCGATTAAGTAAAATACCTGTAGTTCCAATGTAAACTGTGCTGTTACCTAAGACTGCACTAGGTATTGTTCCGCTTAGATTACCAGCAGTTAGGTTAGTTAAACTTCCTCCATCGCCGCTATAATATAGAGCATTTAAGACGTTGGTACTTGGGTTATATGTGAGGTCTGTATCTATATAAGTCGACTGAGCTCCACTTGTTCCTTGAACAAAAACCATGTATCTAGAAGCATTTGTATTTTCAGCGTTGATAAACACATCACCATAAGCAGTTCCACAGCTAATAGTAACACTATCTTGATTCTCATTAGCAGATAAAGTTACATTAGATCCTGCTACAAGAGTCAGAGTATCACCGACTATTTCTGCTGCAACTATAGTTCCAGCAGGACTTATTGCTACATTTCGAAAACCATCACCTGTTGCTACGGGTAATAACGGCATATTTTTTAGTCCTAAAACATTATTTATTTGACGATAAATAAAGAAAAAGAGGGCTTCAAATGGCTATTAATATCTACGAACCTAGTAAATTCAGAACTCAAGGAATTGAGGATCTTTCAACACAACCTTCTCTAACTGTTTATAACGGTAGAATAGTTGTAGATTATGTTGAACCTAAAAAAGATTTACAGTTTACGGGCAATAACTTTGCGGAATTAGAAGGAAGAGGAATTAAATGGTCTGATAATAGAAAAACAAAATCATTTAAGTATCAAGCTAATTCTTTTAAAAGTGATCTTAGTATCGATCTTGCTGAAGATCAAACTTATAAAATAAGCGACACAACTGTTATTGGATTGACAGAATTAGGTAATACAGTTACTAAAAGTAATCTTAAAACTGTAGGAACATTGAAATTTCTTAAAGTAGCCGGTAATGCAGAATTAGGTGAATTTGTATTCGTTAATAGCGATATGAACAGAATCGGAATTAATGACGATGCACCTGCTGCTTCACTGACAATTAAAGAACATAATACCTATATCGGTTTAGGTAGTAGAAAAAACAATTCAGCGTTTATTGGTACTCTTAATAATAGCACATTAGATATTGTAACTGATGGCAGACCTAGAATCTGTTTACTATCCAATGGCGATATAAAAGTTAATGGAAAATTAATTGCAGATTCAATTGAAACTGAAGCAACACAATATCTCTTATTCAAAGAAACTGAAACAGAAAGTAATTATGGTAAGGGAATAGTTTGGCATCAACTTCATGGCCCTAATAAGCAATTTATTATACAGGCCGATCCAGACAGAATTTTTACTACTGAAAATCTTGACTTAGATAAAGATAGATATTATGCAATTAACAATGTTCCTGTTTTAACTTCTAGAGAATTAGGTCAAGGTGTAATCTACAGTAACTTAGTTAAAGTAGGAGTACTACAAGAACTTCAAGTAGCTGGAGATGCTGCTATATCTAGACGTGTTATGACCAGTCAAGTTGAAGTTGGTCGTTTTGTTATAGACGAGGATAAGTTTACAGTCAGAAACAGTTTAGACATTGTAAGAGGCAACTCAACTGAAATTCAAGTAGCAGAAAATATTACTATTGGTAATAGTTCAAATAATTCTCGCTCTGTTAGTGTGTACGGTAAATTAGTAGTAGGATCTGCAAGTCCTGCATTAGACGCAGATTTAACTGTCAATGGTACAGTTAGTTTTAGTAATAAACGTTTCCAAGTTGGCAACTCTGCTCCTACTTCAGGAAATTATAATAAAGGTGATATAGTATGGAACACAGAACCTAAGCCTAATGATTATATTGGGTGGGTATGTGTAGTGCCTGGAACTCCGGGTGTTTGGTTACCTTTTGGATCTATCTCTTCAAGATAAAATTGAAAGCAACAGTAATCGGTAATGGGCAAAGCAGAGAAGGCTTTGCCCTAAATCAAATCTCAAATTGGACTATAGGTTGTAATGCTATTCATAGAGATTTCGTCTGTGATGAATTCGTTGCGGTTGATCGAAGAATGGTAGACGAAATTTTACGCAACGAAGGCACAGATAAAAAAATAATATATACTAGAGATGATTGGATCGATCAATATTCAAAACTACAAAGAGTAAAATCACTTCCAAAAATACCCTTTACTGGTGTAAACAAATATGATCAACCTTTTCATTGGAACAGCGGGCCATATGCTGTCTTAGTTGCAGCCTTAAAAGAATTTACTAAAATTGAACTTGTAGGGTTCGATCTTTGGAGCAAAACTAGTTTTATAAACAATATATATAAAGGCACACCGAATTACGCTGGAGCACACGATAGGCGAGTTACTCCTGATTTTTGGATTATACAATTAAAGAATATTTTCAGTCATTTTAAAAATATTGAATTCGTTCAACGTCAACCAGAAGGTTGGAGAATTCCGGAACAATGGAAGGAAATTCAGAACTTGACAATACAAAAATTATAAGTATAATATATTCTAACAGCGGCCTTTCTGGCATTCATCCCGCTTTACAAATTCTGCAAGCCTATGCTAAAATTAACATAGGAGAATATAATGTTTTTATCTGAAATTAATCCCCCAAGATCTTACAAGTATGTAAGCACCAAAGAATACCACGACGCTTTTCCCTGTGCATATCGTCAATGGCGTGCCGATAGTCACTGCAATCTAATTCACGGTTACTCATTTAGTATGAAGTTTTATTTTGGTACAGACCAATTAGATGTACGCAATTGGGCTGCTGACTACGGCGGCCTCAAAGACCTCAAAAGAATTCTCGAAGATCAGTTCGACCATACCTTGATTGTGGCACAAGACGATCCCGAATTGGAGACATTCAAACTGCTGCAAGAAAAGAAAATGGCCAAGATTGTTATACTACCTCGTCTGGGCTGTGAAGGACTTGCCGATCAGTTATACAAATTTGTCAATGGTGTATACATTCCCGATATGTGGGGACCAGGCGAAGCTGAACGTCTTTGGTGCTATCGTGTCGAAGTGCGTGAAACACAAAGCAACATGGCCTTTAGAGAAGGCCATCGTGAATGGAATGAGGACTTATTCGCGTGATTAATTTACACAATTTTTCTGTAGGAAAAGGACAGCCATTAACTGTTATCGCCGGACCTTGTCAAATAGAAAGTTTAAATCATGCTTTAATGATAGCGGAAACTGTAAAAGAAATTACAGATCGTTTAGGCATGAATTTTATCTACAAAAGCAGTTTCGATAAAGCGAACCGCACTAGTATTAGTACAAAACGTGGTCCAGGTCTAAAAGAAGGCCTGGACATTATGTACGGAGTAAAACAAAATTTAAATGTAGCCACACTCACAGATATTCATCATCCTGAACAAGCTAAATTTTGTAAAGAAGCAAACATTGATGTTTTACAAATTCCAGCTTTTCTTTCAAGACAGACAGACTTATTATTAGCAGCAGGAGAAACCGGACTTGCTGTTAACATTAAAAAAGGTCAATTCATGGCACCTAATGATGCAGCTCGAGCAGCAGAAAAGATTGCCAGTACCGGTAACAACCGTATTATGTTATGTGAAAGAGGAGTAACACATGGATACAATAATCTTGTGGTTGACATGCGTAGTCTACCTATTATGGAACGTACTGGTTATCCCGTGGTCTTTGATTGTACTCACAGTGTCCAACAGCCTGGAGGAATGGGAACAAGCTCAGGCGGAGATAGAACAATGGTCCCCTACTTGGCGAGGGCGGCTATAGCTACTGGATCAGTTAGTGCTGTGTTTATCGAAACACATGAAGATCCAGATTCTGCACCCAGCGATGGTCCTAATATGATTCCACTTAATGAGTTAGAATCTTTGCTTAAAGATATTAAACGTATATACGAGGCAGTTAATGGATAGATGGGTTGTTTGTCTAAAACATGGACAAAAGTATGATTACACATACGTGAACAAACTGTACAGCATGGTTAAAAGACATACTACTGTTCCTTTTAACTTTGCCTGTATCACTGAAAGTCCAATTAATTTACACAAAGATATAAAAATTTTACCTTTACCAAAAGTTCATAATGTTGCTGGATGGTGGTACAAACCTTGGGTTTTCAGTAAGGATCTTCCATTAGATGGAAATATACTTTTCTTAGATTTAGATATTGTTATTATTAAAAATATAGATGAACTTTGGAATTATAATAATGATAGTTTTACAATTATAAGAGATTTTAATCGTAGTACGATTAAAGACTGGGGCAAATTTAACAGTAGTATTTTTAAATTTCCTAAAGGTTCGTATAGTTTTGTTTGGGAGAATTTCATCAAAGATACTTCTATTATGAAACGATTACATGGAGATCAAGATTGGATTTTTAGTCAGATAAAAGGAAATTTTAAATTTTGGCCTGATGAATGGATTCAAAGTTATAAATGGGAAGTAAGAAATCGAAATGATATTATTAGAGATGGTATCAAAAGAAGATTTAAAGATGTAGCTAATCCTGAAATAAAACCCGAAACCAAAATATTAGTATTTCACGGTGACCCGAAACCTTCGGAAGTACAAGATCCAATTATTGTTGACAACTGGCGATGACGATGTTATACTAACTGTATGACTACTAAACGTATAGGTTTCGCCTGCAAATGGATTGACTACCCTCATCAAGTAGAGGGTATCAAACCCAAGGATGATTGTAAAAAATACAACACAGGTGCTACCACTGTGGCTTGGCTTAATCGTCAAACGAAAGAAGTAGCAGAACAAAAACTATGGGACCTCATGGTCCAAAATATTGAAGCAACTAGATTACTCGTTGAACGAGTGGGGGATTTAAATGAACGACTTAGAATGGTTCGTATCAGTTCTGACATTTTACCAGTATACACTGAGCGGACTTGGAGTTATTTTTGGCGTCGCAATGACGTTAGGACTTACTGTGAACAACAGTTTGGGAAAGTGGGTGAGTTGGCTCGTAGCCGTAATGTGCGTCTATCTTTTCATCCAGGCCAATTTTGCGTATTGGCAAGCGATAATCCAGATATTGTCGCCCGTAGTATCGACGAGTTCGAATATCATGTAGATATGGCCAGATGGATGGGCTATGGTCGAACATTTCAAGATTTTAAAATTAATGTACATATATCCGGTAGACAAGGTCCTGATGGTGTTCGTGCTGCTTATCAGAGACTTAGCCCAGAAGCACGTAACACACTGACAATCGAAAACGAAGAAATTAGTTATGGACTTGATGACTGCTTACTTATTAGCGACCTTGTGCCTATTGTGTTGGACATACACCACCACTGGGTCCGTGAAGGAGACTATATCCTTCCTGGCGATAGTAGGATTCAACGTGTTATTGACAGCTGGCGTGGGCGGCGTCCTGTGTGTCATTATAGCGTTAGCCGTGAAGATGTATTGGTTGGGCACTGTATAAACACACTGCCCGATCATTCCGTACTATTAGAATCAGGTCATAAGAAACAAAAACTAAGAGCACATAGTGACTTCTATTGGAATACGTCTGTTAATGATTGGGCGTTGACACACAATGACTGGGCGGATATAATGGCAGAAAGCAAAGGTAAAAATCTCGCATCATTCGCATTATATGAACGGGCTAAACAGATTGGCTTCGCTTGAGTTCCCAATATCTTAGCATTGTTTGACGCTTCTTTTCAAGAGTTTCTGGGGAATGTTTTCTCCCCAGATTGGCTTTTCCTACTGCGGCTGTTTTAGATCTACGTTCATGATTTGTTGCCCAATTTTCCTTAGATGATTTGTTCCAAGCATCTTGATGTTCTTTTGAACGAGGTCTTGGTTTTCCTTTAGTGGATTTGCTCATATTTTCTTTATGAGTTTCGGTGCGTAAAGGTTTCTTCTTTCCTTTAAGTTTTTGAGATATCTTTTTTGCTGCTTCTGGTCCGCAAGATCCACCTCCAGTTTCAGGAATACGATTAGCCCATTCTGTGCTTTCTGTTACATTCCAAAGATCACTGTAGTATCGACCCCACTGGTTTAATTCTTGATTCGTTTGGCATTCACGAATAATTTTGGTCGTGTAATCTTCACCGTGTTCTCTTAAATGTTTTTTCCATTCTGATCCGGATCCTTTATAAGCGTGTGGATCGGATTTTGTAGTTTTACCGAGATATTTTAACCCTGTTTTATTATGGGTTTTGACGTACAAATAAATAGTCATTGCTGGTGCTCCTCATAGCATTAGAGTCAGTGGATATTGGCGTATCGCGACTGGCACTTTTATTTACCCATTTTGGCAGAAAAAGCCTTGACACATTCCAAGTGTAGTGCTATAATACTTATATACAAACACACAGTGGAGTCAAAATGTTGAAGTTTAAATCAAAACAGCAAAATCTTTTAGTAGAGTCTGGTAAACTTACAGATGAACGCTCTCGTGATTTTATCAAAAGTGCTCTTGGTCTAAAGAACAAAAAAGTAGAGGCAACACGCCATACTATTTTGTCAGGCCCTCCAGGTGTTGGTAAGACATACGGAACACAAGATGAGTGTAATAAAGCTAAGGTTAAGTTCATCAAGATTGAGCCTGGCATTACTGATATTGCTTTGACGATTAAACTAGCCTGTGCTGTATATTCTCTTAAAAAGAATGAAGAGCTTATCGTTATTCTTGACGATGCTGACGATGTCGTTTTTGGCGATTATCAAACGCTGAACAAGTGGAAGATTGCTATGGCAGATGTTGATTACGATCAAGGCATTATTCCTACATACAACCATCCTGTAAGTATGACAAACACTTTGTCAAGCCTACAGAAGCAAGCAGAAGTTGATCCCAGTCGTCAAATGATTATTGATGCTCTTAAGTCTTTTATGGCTCCTGACAGCGTTGGTGTACAGATTCCTACAGACCGTGTAAGATTTATTGTTCTGTGTAATCTGGACTTGGAAGATCCTAAGTCTTTCCGTAGTGCGAAACTTCGCTCTGCTGTAGCACCTGTATTGGACCGTATGAAATACAAGCGTATTGATGTTGACTGGGAAAAGCAATG